ATTAAAGCAGAAGGTTTAGCAATCGACCAAACAGGAACTCCAAGCAAGGATTCTTACGATTTGCTTTATTCATTACACGTAGCAAAAACTAAATTTGCTATTAAAATGGGACCATCTTCTCCTGCAAGTGGTAATATTGTTTATGGTGGAACTGCAACTGATTTAGTTTTTATTTCTAATTGGGATTTAAACGCTCCTGATAAAGAAGATGTGAAATTTACTGCAACTTTTGAAGTAGTAAATCCTCCATTAACACAAACTAAAACTACATAATAAAAAACAACAACAACTATGTACGAATTAAAACTAAACAACAAAACAATCCATTTAAAATGGGGAACTTGGGCGATGCGTGAGTTCTGCAAAGCGTACGATATTTCTTTAGAGCAATATTTTGAAACGTTAACATCGGTTCAAAAGGATATAGATAAAGTAATTAATATCTTTTATATAGGTTACAAGGCAGCTTGTATGTCTAAAAAAGAAGCAATTATTTATGATGAAGCTGATGTATGCGAATGGATTGATGAAATAGGTTCAGTATATCGTTCTGAAGGTCATTTGATAGAATATTTTAAATATATTTTATCAACTATTAACATTGATGTTAGTGGACCGAAAGAAAACGAGAAAAAAAAAGCCTCAAAAAGCTAACTTGGGATGATATTTTAGTTAAGGCTGCTGAATGTGGAATAAGACCGAGTGAATTTTGGGATTTAACTTGGAAGGATTTTAGTATTATTATTTTAGGAACCGAAAGGAAAGAATTAAATGAATGGGCGAGGACTAGAAACCTCGCCTATATTATATACCTAAGTAATACTACGGAAAGTCATCCTAAATCTATAAATGCATTTTGGTCAATGCCTCAATTAGATGAATCAGAAGTCGAAGTTGAGGAAGTGATGCTATCAAGTGAAGAATTATCACGAACTTTGGCTTTATACGGAATAAATTAATTTAATTATGGCACTAGGTAGTAATAATTTTCAGGGTTCAATTACATTTAACGTTGACCAGGCAGTTGGTGAAATTAAAAAACTGCAAGACCAAATAGATAAATGGACTACGGCAATGGAGAATACTAAATCTCCTGCGGTATTTAATTCTTTTGAAAAAATGGTAGGTGCTGCTAAAGATAGATTAGCAGAGTTAGAACAACAAACACAAAAAACAGGTAATGCTATTGAGGAAAAACTAAATGTTCCTGCAACAAGTTCATTTAGAGCAATGACTAAATTGGACAGTATTACTAGAGAATTTGCTAGTGGTTCAATGCAAGCAGGTACAAATGGATTAGTGGGATTTGGTAATGCAATGGCAAGAATGGTAACTCAATCAGGTTCAGTTGGTGGTGCTTTAGAATCTATGGGTTCAGCTATTATGGGACCAATGGGTATAGTGTTAGGTTTATCTTTAATTATTGGTTTAATATCTTCAAATAAAGATGCAATTATAAATTTCTTTTCAGGTGTTTCTGAATCAGAATTAGAAACTCAGAAAGCAACTCAAAATATGCGGGATGCTTTTGAATCAAATCTTAAAACAGTTGGAACCACAATAACACAAGACGAAGCATTGATAAAAGTAATATCTGATGTTACTATTTCAACTGATGCAAGAAGGGAAGCATTAAGACAATTAAAAGAAGAACATAAAGGAAATATTGAATTACAAAAAACTGATATTAATGATGGTGCTAAATTAATTAACATCATTAATGATATGGCAAATGCTTATAAAAGAAAAGCAGAAGCCGAAGCATATGCAAAAGTTATTGGAGAAGAATATGCTAAAAAAATTAGATTAGAAACCGCAAGTATTGGTGAACAAATTGGTAATGTTAATTCATTAGATAGGTCATTTGCAGTTTGGAAAGCAACATTTACAAGTCTTAATCCTGAAATAGTAGCACATAATGCAGCAGTATCATTAATTCCTGAAGCACAAAAAAATAATCAAAAAGAAATTAAAGCTACAAGCGATACTATTGAAACTTTAACTCAAAAATATGCAGCTTTAACTAAAGAACAATTTAAACAAAGTGATTATAAAATTACTAATGATAAAGGAACAAAAGCAGGTCCTACAAAAAAAGAAAGCGTTGATACTTCCACATTAGAAACATTAAAAAAAGAACAACAATTATACAAGGATGATATTTATGCTTTTAAAGATTATGGGGATTTAATAGTAAAAGAAGAAGAAAGAATTGCTTTAGAAAAAGCTAGAATAAATAAAGCAAGTGCAAATCAAATAAAAAATATTCAAGAACAAGCAAGAATTGGATTAGAACTAAATCAAAAAAATCTTGGTTTGGAAATAATGAAAATTGCCGAAAAAAATACTTCTGATTTTGAGAAAAAAGAAAAACAAGAGAAAGAATGGTGGGCAAAAATGGAAATGGATTCTGCTAAAGATAGATTAAGAATTATTAAAGATTCTTTACAAGAAGAATTAAAAGAAGCAGGAAAAAATTATGATGCAAAACGTTTAGCTATTGAAAAAGCAATGGCTCAAACAATGACTAATAAAAATCAAGCAGTTGACCCTAAGGTAATTAAACAATATGCAGTTGCTTATGAGGAATTAGAAAAGCAATTAAAATTAGTTAATATTGAAGAAAGAAATGATACTATAAAGAAAAGAGAAGCTGAATATAAAAAATTTGCAGAAACAACTTCTAAAGAAGTAACAAATGGATTAATGACAATGTATGCAGCTATGCAAAAAGGAGAAAATCCTTTACAAGCATTGGGAGATATGATAGCAAAATTAGTAGAACAATTAGCGGCAGCAGTTGTTCAAGCATTAATATTTCAAACTATTATGTCTGCATTGGGAATGGGTGGAGTTGAATCAGGTGGATTAGGAAGTATTGGTGGTGCAATAGGTAAAGTATTTGGATTTGCAGATGGTGGTGTTGTATCACAACCTACTTTAATGATGGCAGGAGAAGGAGGTCAAAGTGAAGCAATTATGCCATTAAATAAATTAGGTAAAATGATGAATAATACTTTTAGTGCTGGAGCAATGAGTGGAGAAAGTGGTGGCGGAGGTTCAAGAAATGGACAATTTGTTTTAAAAGGCAATGATTTAGTCTTAGCTTTGCAAAGAAGTAATTATTCACTTAATTTAAGACGAGGTTCATAATGGCATACGCAGATAAATACAAAGCTACCTTTGCTACTAAAAGTGGCAAGACGGCTTATTTATATTTACAAGAAGATGGTTATACAGGTAATATAATTGAATATCAAGGTATTAGTTTAGATTATCAATATCTTCCTTCATCTGATAACCCAATGGAAGTTGTTTATGCAAGTCAAATTAATGTTGTTTTAGATATTACTGATAATTTGGCTAATATGCCAAATTTTACAACATTAGATGATAGAAAATATTTTGCTAAACTTTATTTAGATACTGATTTACAATTTTTTGGATTTGCATTAAGTGATACTGTTCAATTATCATTTAATACAGGAAGAAAAGAACTTAGTTTTAATGCGGTAGATGGTATTGGTTTATTAAATAATATTCCATTTCCAGTTGATGCTTCAACTAATATTAATAGCTTAAAAACATTATTATATTATATTTATACATCTTTAAATACATTAAACTTTCCGATTACTCCTAATATACTAACGGCTTGTTCTATTTATGCTGCTGGAATGCAAACTAGGGCAGACCATCCTTATAGTGAACCTTTTGCACAAACTTATTTACCTATTAGAACTTTTTTAACTGCTTTAAATCAATATTCAAGTTGTTGGGAAGTATTAACTAATATTTTAAAATCTTTTGGATGTAGATTTTTTATAGCAAATGGAAAATGGTATATTGTTAATATTAATGATTTTGCAAATACAAATATTTATTTTACTGAATATGACCATAATGGAACAGTTGTAACGAGTGGAACTTTTAATAGTTTAAGCACAATTCAAGGATTTACAGGTAATACTAGCGGTCTTTATTTTATAGGAGGTAATCAAAGTAAAATAATAAGAAAAGGTTTTAATAAAATTGAATCTATTGTTACTGTTAAAGGTGCAGTAGATTATCTTTCAAATGGCAATTTAAGACCACTTTCAGGCTCATTACCGCCATTTTGGGAAGCAGGTAGTACAACAGGTTCAACCTGGCAAATATTGGCTAATCCTAACGATGCTTCTGATATATTTAAACTTTTCAAAAGAAATACGGCAGGTTCTTATGTTTATATAAATTCAATTAGTTATCCAAAAGTAAATGGAGGAGATATTTTAAAGTTTAGTTGGACATATTTTAGCCAAGATGTAACGCTTCCTAGGGGTAGTGCTTTAGTTTATATTCAAAGCGGTTTAGGGTATTATTATTATAATGGTGCTTTAGGTTGGGCATATTCAACAACTCCTCCTGATTATATTACTTTAGGTTCTTATTTAGTTCCTGCATTTGGAGATGCTAGTTCAATAAGTCAAAGAAATGATGTAAGTTTTGAAACAACTCCTGCTCCTGCAAGTGGAGATGTATTTTTTAGTTTTAAATTATCTGAAGGAGATTGTCAAAATGTTCAAGTAGGAGCATTTTTTATGACATTAACACCTTCTTTAAATACAATTTCTTATTCAGCTACAATAGTAGATAATAAACAATATGTAAATACAATAGAAATTCCTTTTGGTTCTTACACAAATGCATCAAGTTTTCCTTCAGAATATGGAATTTTATTAACATCAGATTACAATGCTTATGATGGATGGTATTCTTATGGTAAAACTACTACATATAATAATCTTTTAAGTTTAATAACTCAACAATATATTAATATTTTTGGTAAAAATATTATTAATATAGATGGTGCATTATCAAGTTTTTCAACTAATAATGGTCTTTTGAATGCTTCAAAAGTTATTAAAGCTGACGATACTGACCCAAATCAAATAAATGTATCAAATAATTTTTATATGTTAGGTAATTCAACAATAAATTATACTAATGATGAAACTTCTTGCACTTTATTACAAATAAATGGACAAGATATTTCAGCAACTTTAAAATACACTTTAACTTATAATCAATAATTTTGCGATATGAGTAACATAGTAACAGGCAAAAACATAATGCTTTATTATCATAATCCAATCACAAATTTGGATATTCCTTTTGCTTGTTCTACAAGTTGTAATTTTAGCGTACAAGTAGGTCAAAAAGATGTAACAAGTCAAACTTCTGCTTGGTATAAAGAATTTAAAAATGACATAGCTTCTTGGACAATATCTTGTGATGGTTTAGTAACATTAGATAATTATGGTTATTTATTTCTTTTACAACAACAACAAAATAGAACAGTAATACAAATAAAATTTGTAATTGATAATGCTGCTTTAGGATTAGTTATAATTTCAGGATATTGTAATTTAACAAGTTTGCAAATAAATGGTCCTTGGAAAGATGTTGCGACTTATTCTGTTAGTTTACAAGGAACAGGTGCATATACAACAACAGGAACAACGGTTACTCCTAGCGGAACAGTTATTACGGCAGGAGGAGCGGTTACTGATAAACAATATACAGCAACAGGTTCAGAAACAACAATAACCTGGACAGATATGATAGGCAAAAATTGTCTTTATGTTTCTCGTGGTGGAGTAGATGTTAGAGATATTGTAGCAAGTGGAGCAACAGGCGAACAAGTGGCTTGGAACTCAATAACGGGAGTTTTAACATTTCCTAGGGCATTAGAAAGTGATGAATTTGTTCGTGGTTTATTCCAATAAAAATAATTAAAATGAGTAATCAATTACAAATAACAGGCGGAGCAAAAGTTAGAAGTTTAGAAGGTGTAATAACAGGAACAAGTGGAGTTTTAAATTCGCTTCCTATTAATACGGCTAATGGTATTCCTCAATTAGATTCTAATGGTAAAATATTAGTTTCTCAATTACCTAATTCGGTGATGGAGTTTAAAGGTGTTTGGAGTGCTGCAACAAATACTCCAACATTGGCAAATGGAACAGGAAATACGGGAGATGTTTATTTATGTAATGCAGCAGGAACGGTAAACTTTGGAGCAGGTCCAATAACTTTTGCAGTTGGTGATTATGTAGTTTATGATGGCACAAATTGGGATAGGTCAAGTGGAGCGGTTGGAACGGTTACTTCGGTTGCGGTTACTGAATCAAGTGCAGCTTTAAATATAACAGGTTCTCCAATTACAACAAGCGGAACAATTAACATAGGCTTTGCTGGTTCTTCATCTCAATATGTAGCTGGAGACGGAAGTTTAATTACATTCCCTTCTTTAACGGGTTATGTTCCTTACACGGGTGCAACAAATGATTTAAACTTAGGTACTCATAATCTTTTTACTAATAATTTATTTGAAGGATTTACTTCTGTTGCGGCTTCAAGTACTCCAATAGTTTTAACAATAGCTTCAAATCCTATTTACTTAGTAACGGGTTCGGGTGGACAAACAATAAAACTTCCTGATGCTACAACTTTGCCAAATGGTTCCGTTTATGTTTTTAATAACAATCAAAGTAGTGGAGCAATTACTGTAAACAATAATTCAAATACATTAGTTGTTTCAATTCCATCTGGAGGATATTGTAATTTAGAATTAATTGATAATTCAATAGCTGCTGGTTCTTGGGATAGACACTTTCAGGCACCATCAAATGTTTCTTGGTCAACTAATACGTTTGATTATCCTGGTTCAATAACTTCAGCAACTTGGAATGGCAATATTATTGCTATAAATAGAGGTGGAACAGGTGCTTCAACTGCTGCAACTGCTTTAGCTAATTTAGGCGGTGTTCCAACAAGTAGAACTTTAACAATAAACGGAGTAGGATATGATTTAAGTGCGGATAGGTCTTGGACAATTAATTCAATGGTTTATCCAAGTGCGGGTATTGCGGTATCAACAGGTACGGCTTGGGGTACATCAATAACGGATAATAGTTCAAATTGGAATACTGCATATTCATTAAGAATATCAAGTGCAACAAGTCCTTTAAGTATTACTTCAAATGTAATATCTATTAGTCAGGCTTCAGGTTCAACTGATGGATATTTAAGTTCTACCGATTGGACAACTTTTAATAATAAACAAAATGCTTTAACAAATCCAATAACAGGAACAGGTGCAAGTCAACAAGTGGCATATTGGAATGGAACAAATACTCAAACAGGTTCTAATAATTTAAAATTTGATGGAAGCAATTTATCAATAGGAAATTATGGTTCAGCATTAGCACAATTGCACGTTTATAATGGTTCTGCTGCTGCTTCATTCTTATTACAAACAAATAGTACAACAAATTATTCAGAGATAGCAGTTAGAAATGATAGTTCAACGGCTACTTCTTATTTTAGGCAATATTCAACGGCTACAACAGGAACTGACTTTGGTGTAGCAAGAGCAGGACTAGCAACATTCTTTAGCAATTATGCAACAAACTTTGTAATTGGAACTTTAAACGGTGGAAATTTAATTTTTGGTACTGCAAATACAGAAAGAGCAAGAATATTATCTTCCAATGGATATTTTGGATTAAATACCACAAGTCCTGCTTTTTTATTAGATATTAATGGAACGGCTAGAATTAGCGGACAATTAACTTTAGGTTCAACTATTACAAACGGAACTTCAACTTATACTTTGCCAAGTTCAACAGGTACTTTGGCATTAACAAGTCAACTATCAACAGGAACAGTAACAAGTGTTGATTTATCAGTTCCAACAGGATTTAGTGTAAGTGGTAATCCTATAACAACAAGCGGAACTTTAGCTTTATCTTTTGCAACAGGATATGCTTTGCCAACAACGGCTTCTCAAACGAATTGGGATAGTGCTTATACAAATAGAATAACAAATTTAACAACAACAGGAAGTTCAGGTTCAGCAACTTTAGTTTCAAATACTTTAAATATACCTACCTATACATTAGCAGGATTAGGTGGGGTATCTTCTAATATTTATACTGCTGATGGTACTTTAGCATCAAATAGAACAATAAGTGCAGGAGGATTTACTTTAACTATAAATCCACAAACTACTTATAGCCCAAGTGTAACTGCTGCAAGTGCAATTGCAAGAGGCACTATTTTCACCCCTACATTAACTGCTGCTGCAAATAATGATGTATTATCAGGGTTGTATATAAATCCTACGTTTACTAATGGTGCGTTTACAGGGGTAACAAATGCAGGATTAATAGTTGCTAGTGGTTTAGTTGGAATTGGCATAACAAATCCATCTTATCTTTTACATGTATCAGGTAATACAACAGGTAATAACTATGGTTATATTGCAAATACTAACGCATCAGGAACATCTGCTTGGGTAGCGGTAAATGACCAATCTGATAATATTGTTACAAGAACATTTGGTTCAACAAATGGAGGTACACAATTTGGAGTAAGTGTAAATAGAAGTGCTTCTATTGTTGCAAATTTAGGAACAGGTGGCTCATATTTATTAGGCACTTTCTCAAGTTCTCCTTTAATAATAGGAACTAATAACACCGAGGCATTAAGAGTTAATACAAGCCAACAAATAGGTATAGGTACTTCAACAATAGGTTCTAAGCTACAAGTTAATGGTAACGCAGCCATAGGATATAGTGCAAGTACGGCTGCTCCAACAAACGGACTAGCAGTTGCAGGTAATACAACAATGTCTGGAACATTGGTTATTGACGTTGCTTCTGCACCAACTTTTACCGTTAGAAATCCAACTGCTTCTAGCTATGCTTCATATAGACTTTATAATGACCAAAATAGTTCTGTTAGAGCATTAGAGGTTGATTATGCAGGAAGTACATACGCATCAGCACTTGTAACAAATGGATTTGTTGGCGAGGGAGCTGCAATTACTACAACAGGTGCTTATCCAATTTCTTTTGCTACGAATAATACTTATAGAATGGGTATTAATAGTTCAGGTAGTGTTGGTATTGGTACAATTACAATTGGTTCAACCTTACAGGTTAATGGAAACGCAGCAATAGGATATTCAGCTTCAACTGCTGCCCCTACCAATGGTCTTTTGGTTTCAGGTAATGTTGGTATTAATGTTACACCACAAGCGTATGGTTCTGCTTATAGAGTTATACAAATTGGTCAAAGAGGAGCTTTGTATTGCCATAATAGTGCTGGTTCTACGTATTTATCAGAAAACATTTGGGATGATGGTGCTTCATCAAAATATATTGTTACTGGTCCTGCTGCTGGTTATCAAATGTCTAATGGTATTCATTACTGGTATCAAGGTATAAGTGGTACTGGGGGAACAACAGTAACATTAACAACTGCAATGCAATTAAATGCAAGCAACAACTTAGGTATTGGAACAACAACAATAGGCTCTAAGCTACAAGTAAACGGAAACGCTGCAATAGGTTACTCAGCTTCAACGGCAGCACCTACTAATGGATTGTCGGTGGCAGGGACAGTTAATATAGGAACAAATACATCTGTAACAACTGCTGCTTTACAAGTATCTTCAACTACGCAAGGTTTCTTACCACCTGTAATGACTACAACACAAAAAAATGCAATTGCTTCACCTGCAACAGGATTAATAGTATTTGATAGTACATTAGCTAAATTATGTGTTTATGCTAGTGGTGCTTGGCAAACAATAACATCAGTATAATAAAAAATAAAATAAAATGGCAAAAATTCAACCACTTACATTGTGGATTAACGGAGAAACAAAACAAGCTACCAACTTTACATTAAGGTCTATTGGAGATAATCTTTCAGTAGTTCCATTAGAAGGTGTGGCTACTTTTTACTACGAATTACAATCAGTAGTAACAGACGAGCAAGGAGGAGAAACCTTCCAAAACATCATCACTGCGAACCTAGATATTTCAGGAGCAGATTATGATTCTTGGGGAAGCGACCCTAACTCGAATGCTTGGGCTTACAATTGGGCAGCAAGTAAATTAAACATCGTTTTTGTAGATGGTCCTGTTACTGAAAAAGCGTAATTTGGAAAATCAATCAAACAAATCTTATATTTGTAAAAAATAAATATTATGACACTTAACGAACAACAACTTCAGGAATTACAAAACATCATTAACGCAATCCCTACTTTATACGGAGTGCAATTAATTCAATTCTTTCAAAAGGTAAGCCAAGATGCTCAACCTACTGAGGAAGTAAAAGCAGACTAATGACACCACATAGCGACCGAGCAGATTTATCGACAATTATGAGTATTATGGGAGCAGCAATTTCCATTACTAATATTCAACCAATAGTTACATTGTTGGCATCCTTGGTCGCTATTATTTCAGGGGTATTTGCTATAAGATATTATTACAAGGCTATTAAAAACATAAAGTAATGAGAGATATCGTCATAGTTATAATGGTGGCGATATTGATTATTCTATTTGGTAGAAGTTGCACTTATATTAAAAACGACCCTATTGTTATTACTCATACTGATACGGTTTATAAGCAAAAGACTTTTACCCAATATATTAAAGGGGATAAAATACCTTATAAAATAATATACGATAATAGCCGTATTGATACGGTTAAAAATACGATTCACGATACAATTTCAATAGTTAAAGATTATTTAACATCAAAGGTTTTTACTGACACAATTTCAATAGATAGTTCAAAATTTACCATTATTGACACCATTTCCCAAAATACAATCCAGGGAAGGCAGTTTTTGGCTTATATTAAGGAAAGAACTATAACAATTACCAACGACATATACCATAAAGACAAGAATAGCCTTTATTTAGGGTTTTTAGGCGATTTAAGGACATTTGATAACAAATTGGGCATAGGTATAGGCATAGGGTATAAAACGTCTAAAAATGGCTTTATTATCTTTGGTGCTTCAACTAACCAATATTCGGTTGGATATTACTTTAAATTATTTTAATATGAAAAATATAAAAGCGTGGAAAACCACTACAATTGGATTGATTTTAATTTTTGGTGCAATGGCAACAGTTTATTTGGGCAAAACGGATTGGTCAGGTGCTTTAATTGCTATTAGCACAGGAGTTGGATTATTATTTGCTCCTGATACTATGATTGACAAAATGATTAAATAAATTAATATGGTCAGCAAAAAAGCAGCCGATTTAATAATACAATTTGAAATAGGCGGTAGAGCGGTTTATGATAAGAGTTACCAAAAACCAACTTGGGCAGGTGGTGATAGTGGGATTACTATTGGCATAGGTGCTGATTTGGGATATATGACCGATAAAGAATTTATGGCTGCCTGGTCTCCTAACTTAAATTTAAACTTTATTAATGCTTTAAGAACAGTTATAGGATTAAAGGGACAACAAGCTAAATCAATGTTAAAGGGTGAATTAATGAACGTTAGAGTTCCTTATAATGTAGCTTATGAAATATTTGTAAAATATGATTTACCTAAATATTGGTTGGCAACTAAGGCAATATATCCTCAACTTGACACGTTAAATGAAGATACGCAGGGAGCGTTAGTTTCAATGGTGTATAATAGAGGAGCAAAATTAACAGGTGATTCAAGGGTTGAAATGAAAGCAATTGTGGATTTGGTTGCAAAACAAGATTACGAAGGAATAGCAGAGGAAATAGAAAAGAGTAAAAGATTATGGGAACATAAAGGAATGGATGGGTTAGTCCTTAGGAGGGAAGCAGAAGCAGACTTAGTGAGGGAATCAATCGCATAACAACAAACCAACATAATGACAACAACAAAACGCAAAAGGCTCTATTTCGATATAGAGACATCACCTAACATTGGTTTCTTTTGGACCGCAGGATTTAAGTTAAATATATCTACCGATAGCATCATAAAAGAACGTGCTATTATTTGTATTTGTTATAAATGGGAGGAAGATAAACAAACCCATTCGCTTAATTGGGATGCAAAACAAAGCGATAAAAAGATGCTTCAAGACTTTATTAAAGTTGCAAACGAAGCTGATGAATTAGTAGGTCATAATGGAGATAAATTTGATTTAGCTTGGATTCGTACACGATGTCTATTTCACAGGATTGAAATGTTTCCAAATTATACAACAATAGACACATTAAAGGTTGCTAGGTCTAAGTTTAAATTCAATTCAAATAAACTTAATTACATAGCACAATATTTAGGTATTGGCGAAAAGATTCATACTGAATACGACTTATGGAAGGACATTGTTCTAAATAAGGATAAAGTTGCTATGGATAAAATGATTAAATATTGTAAGCAAGATGTAATCTTATTAGAGAAAGTTCATAAAGCATTAAATAATCATATAGAGGCAAAAACACATTATGGAGTAAGATTTGGTCAATATAAAGGCACTTGCCCTGAATGTGGAAGCGATGATTTAATGAATAATGGAGTTAGAATAACTGCAACGGGAGTAAAGAAAATAAGATACCAATGTAGAACTTGTAATAAATTCCATCAAAAAACCGATAAATAATGGATTCAAATATTTTAACTTTGGTCATTGAAGATATGCGTAAGCGTGAGGCTAAGGGCAAACTAGAATATGGCACAACGCTTGATAGAAAAGATTTAGCAAATAAAGAATGGATTTATTATGCTTATGAGGAAGCGTTAGACCTGGCTCTTTATCTTCGCAAAATAATAGAAAATAATAACGATAAAGTTTATTAAAATGAAATACCCTAAAAATTGGAATAAAATGTCATTAGCAGAACAAGAAATGTGGTTAGTAAAGAAATTAAACGAATTGTATAATTTAGAGAATAGTGTAAAACAAGCATTGGCAAAGGTTAGAGGAGGAACTAAATTTGAGGTTAAGGAAGTTGACCGCCCTGATGAAGCATTATTAAAAGCGTGAAAATAAAAATAATACATAAAAAATTAGGCAGGGAACAAGCACACGGCATTGCCGAGAGTGATGGTATTATCTATATCGACCCAAGATTAAAGGGCAGAAAGAAAATGGAAATATATATTCACGAAATATTTCACATATTGAACCCTGAAGATAGCGAGGAACAAGTGATTGAAAAGAGCGTTACATTAACTAAAATTCTATGGAATTTAGGATATAGGCAGGTGGATAATAGTAAGCATTTACCCCTCCAGGATGGCTCTAAATAAAAAGTTATCTTTGTAACGTTGTTTTCATATAGTTGGTTTCTCCCTAGTTTAAAACGCTAGGGAGTTTTATTTGGTTTATATCAAAGAATGGACTAATTTAGTCCTGATTCATAGCAAGTGATAGACAAATGGTTAAACCCTTCGTTTCTACGAGGGGTTTTTTTATATAATAAATTGGACAATTAAGTCAAGTTTTAGCCTTATTTTGTACCAATTTTAGTCAAGTTTTGCCTTTACTTTATGACATATTACTATAATAAATTCGGAATTTTACCGAATTTGAGCGATAAATTTATCATTATTGATTGGTAAAAGTTCTCTTTTTAGTAAACTTACATATATATTTTATTGTAATAATTCAATAATACCGAGTGTTTTATGGCTTTAACATAAATTTAACTAAAAATAATTGTGTAAAAGTTTGGTGAATAAGTAATGTTGATATATCTTTGATGTATCAAATAACCAAAAAACCATTTATTATGAAAAATTTGAATTTAACTAAAAATGAAGAAAATGTTTTGTATGTAGTATGTAGATTACAAAACGAAGATGGACATTCCGAATATACGTCAGTAAAAGATTCTACTGAAAAAGGCATTTTAGGTTCTCTTGTTAAAAAAGGATTGGTTTACGATTGTTATGATGGAGTTTACGAAGGTCTTGGTTATATGTATTGTCTAACTCAAGAAGGAGTTAAAATTTGTAACGAATTAGGAATTTCTACAAAACATATACATTTTTATAATTAAATAAATCAGGGGTGCGACTGCAACGCACATTTAAAAACCAAAATCTATGAAACAAATTAATCTAACATCCCAAGAGCAATATCAGCTTATTGATGGATTAAATGCTCGAATTAAAATCGTTGAAGATTTAATTAAATCTTTTAGTAGAACTGAATTAATTACTGCCTATGTTAAAGAAAGGACATTATTAATTGAACTTAAAAACAAAATACAATCACTTTAAAACCTAAAACTATGAATTGGAAAGACGAAAACAAAGATTACATTAATGATAGCGTAAGTGCTACGACAGGAGTTATTATTATCATTATTTGTTTATTAATCGGTTGCCTAGCAGGTAACATTTAAAACCCAAAACTATGGAAAAACTAATCTATCAAGGAAAACAATTAAAGTTACACAAAAGAGCAGCTTGTTTATTAGAGTTGCTTAAAATTGCACAATCACGTCAAACCTTATTTGAAAAGGATTTGATGAAATGGAGACAGGGAACAATGGAAGACCCTATCCGTTTAATGTATAAAGAAGAAGATATTCTTATTAAAGTTGCAAGGATGAATGATGTTCAAAAAAGAATATTAAAAAGCTACCATCGCTTAATCCTGGAACTATACGAAATAACCGATTCATTTCATTTACCAATAAATATATTTTTATGAACCCAAAAGAAACCGCAGAATATTTAGTAAATAAATTTAGTTTTATTCCTTTAAACATAGGTTATAGTTATAACGATATGCTAGGAATAAGAAAAGAATGTGCATTGATTACTGCCATTGAATTACAAGGCGAGTACGAAATAGAACACGATGCACCTAAATATCTATTTTATGAACAAGTAATAAAAGAAATATATGAGTTACATTGATAACAAACATAATCTTATCAGAGAGATACAAATATTAGAACTAGAAAACGAATTATTAAGAACACAAATTAAAAAATTACAAAATGACTTATTGGACCGCACCAAGCCGAAAATTGGACAAATCCCTTTACAACGACCAAAAACACGCAAATCAAATAATTAATGAAATATGCGACTTTTACGGGTTAACACACGCACAAATAAAAGGCAAATGCAGAGTAAGGGGTTACATTAAAGCTAGATTTGTTTCTATGTATTTATTAAGGAGACGAACAGGTTTAACTTTAAAAGAGATTGGAAGGATGTTTCACAGGGACCATACTAGCATTATTCACGCTATTAAAACAATTGAGGAGGTGCTTAGTTTAAAGTACGAAAACGATTACCAGGCAGAAATTAAAAAATTAATGGAGATTATTTGATTTATTCACAAAATACTCTTAATTTTAATTATTATTTAACCAAAACACAAAGCTATGAACGAAAACAACAATTTTACTACGTCAAAACTTATAAACATTTATAAGGCTTTGGCTAACTTTCAACAGGATTGCCCTGTCATTCACAAAGGTACTAATGGACATAATTACACCTATGCAGATTTACCACAAATCTTAGATGTGATTAATCCTTTATTGCACAAACATAAATTGGGATTTACTCAATTACTTGTTGAGGATGGTTTAAAAACAATATTATTTCACACGGAAAGCGGTGAAAGTATTGAAAGTGTTGCGACTATTCCGCAAGTAACATTGAGGGGAATGAATGAATACCAATCATTTGGGTCCGCAATAACCTATTATAGACGTTATTCTTTATCAGCTATTTTAGGCTTGGTTACCGATGTAGATACGGATGCTTCAGGCGAAAAAGAATCTAAGTTACCAGCATTTGTAAAAAAGCATAAATCAGTAGTGGATTTAACATTGGCGATTGATAGTTGCGAAACACTTGGCGAGTTAAGTAAATTACATAGTTTAAATAAGGATTTAATTAGTCCAGGTATTAGTGCATTATTCACTACTAAAAAGAATCATTTATAATGGAAAACTTAACACTAGAGAAAATGATAGATAGGTGCGATATGTACCGTTCTCTTTATAAGTCTGCCCATCAATTCCGTAAAGATGAATATTACGAAAAATGGCAACATTATAAGAATCTATTAAGCGAACACGCTAAACAAAACGGTTACAAAGTACAATTATATTTTAAACAAGAGCCTAACTTTATCCCAATGTCTGATTGGACTGAGAGATATGAGGAATACGGCAACTAAAACCAAAATTATGTATATAAACACTTGTTGCGGATGGGAAACCGATTATCCAAGCGAATTATGTCCCGAATGCCACGAACATTGCGATTGGGAAGATTTAGATGAGGATGAATTAGAATTAGATAGACAAAACGAAAATAATATTGAACAAATTAAAATTAACCAAAATGATAGTAATTAACGTAGAAAGAGAAAAAATCCAATGGAAGCCTGTACAAACAAAATCAGGAGTAAGACACTTTGCAAATTTAGTAGTTGACAATCTAAAAGAAGTTGACGAAAAAGAAAACACGCATTCAGTATATAACAATCAAAGCAAGGAGGACCGAGCGGAGAAAAAGAAAAAAGAATACTGCGGTCGTGGAAAAGAATATAAGTTTGAAAAGAAAGAATATTCTCATTCAGTAAATAAACAAGAGAACGAAGATTTAGATTTACCATTTTAAATAAAACTAACAATGAAAACACAAAACGAACAAATCAAAGCCTATTTAAGTAAAGGCAAATCAATTACTCCTATGGATGCTTTAAAGAAATTTGGATGCTTTAGATTATCCGCTAGGATTAAGAATTTAAGGGATGAAGGCTTAAATATTTCAACTAAATATGTAACTAAGGAAGGCAAAACTTTTGCAAGTTATTCGATTATTTAGTTTATATTTGCAACAGGTGTCGGATACCTAATGTAAACTTATTGGCTCAAAGCTGAACCCTCAATCCGACTGGGGGGAATGCCGAGAGCCTTTTTTATTATGAAAAAAGATGCATTTTATTTTCCTCATTTTGCTAATGCAAGACACGACAGGAAACTTAAAAGAGTACAAAAAGAATTAGGATTGGAAGGTTATGCTATTTACTTTCAGTTATTAGAAATTCTTAGGGAACAATTAGATTTTAAATACCCATTAAGCGATATTGATTTATTGGCTGATGAAATGGGAACCAGTGAACCAAAAGTCAAAGCAGTAATTTGCAACTACGACCTTTTTACTTTAGATGAACAAGACAACTTTTTTAGTATCAAACAATTATATTATCTGCAACCTTATATAGAAAAGACACAAAGGGCAAGAATAGCAGCTAATAAAAGATGGGATAAAGTTAATGATGATGCAAATGCAATGCAAATGCATAGCAAATGCAATGCGGATGCAATGCAAGGAAAGGAAAGTAAAGTAAAAGAAAGTAAACTAAAGGAAAGTAAAATAAAGGAAAATAAAGTTTTGGCTTTGCCGTTTAGTAGTGATAATTTTACAAAATATTGGTGTTTATGGAAGGATTATAAGAAAAAAGAACATAAATTTAATTTTAAATCTATTGAATCAGAACAGGCTTCTTTGAACGAATTAGTTAAACTTTCCAATGGTTTAGAAACAAATGCAATAAAAATAATCGAACAATCGTTGGCTAAGGGATGGAAAGGATTTTTCGAACTAAAAAATGAATTAAATGCAAATACAAACAACTACTCAAAACTCGCTCCAAAAATTACCGATGAACAGTTACACGAAGCCTTTATTAAACGCAATCGTGAGTGGCAATAATGGCGGAGTTCATAATGAATTATGCCGTTATAAAGACAAAGGAGAAGTATTACCGTTAAAAGTGATTGAATTGGTCCCATTAAGCGAAAGATTACCTGCATTGGCTACAATGTACGGTAAGGATAAAATAGCCGCAGTATTAAGTAAATCAATTACAAGAGCATTAAATAACTTTAATTTAAGGGTAGGAATGAATCCCGAACAGGTAGCGGATTTATCTTATGCAATTATTGATGAAGCAGAACAGGACCAATTAGCTATCCAGGATATTCTTTTATTCTTAGATGGTTTACCAAAGTTTAAATACGGCAAAGTTTATGACCGAATGGATATGCCTACATTCTTTGAAATGCTAGAGAAATATAGGGAGGAAAGGCATTTATCTTATATAAACGGAAAAGAGGAAGCACACGCACAATTTAAAGCGATGGGCGATAGCAATAGAAGTAGTCAAGATTTAGACAAAGAAGCCAATCGAAACGCAATGCAACAATATCTAAAAACAAAATAAAACATTACCCCTGCCAAATTATTATTAACAAATTAAAGGGTGTTAGTTACAACGGTAGGGGTATTTTTAAATTATGAAAGTATTATTAGCTTGTGAGGAAAGCCAAGCAGTTTGTATAGAATTTAGAAAGTTTGGGATTGAAGCTTTTAGTTGCGATATTGTAGATTGTACTGGAGGTTATCCTGAATGGCATATAAAAGATGATGTTTTAAATGTAATTGAAAAAGGATGGGATTTAATGATAGCATTTCCTCCTTGCACCCATTTAGCGGTATCAGGTGCTAAACATTTTAAACAAAAAATAAAAGATGGCAGACAACAACAAGGAATAGATTTTTTTATGAAAATTGTAAACGCACCAATAAATAAAATAGCAATTGAAAACCCAATTGGAATAATGAGTAAAATTTATCGTAAGCCTGACCAAATAATACAACCATATTATTTTGGAGACGAAGCACAAAAAAAAACTTGTTTGTGGCTTAAAAATTTGCCTAAATTATACCATAATGAAAAAGCTAATTTATTTGATAATAAAATAACACACGTTAACAAAGGAGAATTTTTGACATTTAGCAGCGGTAAAAAAATGCCTAAATGGTATTCTAATGCTGATGGAGCATTAAGAAGTAAAACATTTAAAGGAATAGCCAAAGCAATGGCTGAACAATGGAGTAAATAAAAAAACTATGAGCAACAAATTATACCAACATATTTGCAAGAAATATCCCAATATAGAATATAAAGGAGAAGATTTAAACCTAGAAAATCTTTATATAAACGAAGTAAAAAAGAGATGGGTAAATACCGTTAAATATCCAACTATAACTGATATAGTAATTGAATTAAGATTAAGCGAAAGACAAGTTTATAGATTGGCAAAACAAAACAATTTAGGTTCTAGGTGGCAACATCATAAAAACAAATAGTATGAATATTTTAATAATCATTTTAGTTTGGGAAATAGTAAAAGAATTAATAAAAAGAATAA